GGCATCTTAGGTTTAGGTGGTTTTGACCCGCCTTTTACAGCCTTGGTAATAGTTTCAACCAAACCTTTACCAGCACCAGCAACATCATCTGCTACATCACCAATTTTAGTCCTATTAGCCTTTAATTGTTTCATTGCCGCAGCCAGAACATCATCTGGGTTAAATGGTAACTTCGGCATGATACTCCTATAAAAACAATAAGGTAGGGGGCTTTTTTCCCCCTACCATATTACGGGCTGTTCCCAACCCATCAAAACTGCTATTACAGCAAATTTTGTTGAATTACTTTACTACACCACCAGATGCTTTGCGGTACAACTGAATTTCTGTAGTTGATGTTACAACTGCCATAAATGTTGCCTGCGTTGCATCAAATACTGTCATATATCCGCCACCTGTAATTGTCCAACCAGTGTTACCTGTTACGACAATTTCAAAGGCTGAAGCCAAGTTAATGATTGTGAACTCAAACGAAGTTCCTACTGCTTCATCCGTCAAAGCAGCAAGCACAAGTGCTGCTGTTGGAAGGGTGAATGTTCGGTCAGCCGTTGGTGTTTGCACAAACAACTTGCTATCAAGTAGTTGCGCTGCTGTTGGTGTTGCGTTAGCATCTGTCAAAGCAACCGCAGTTACTTTTTCTTTTGCTGTAATGTATGATTGTATACGGCTACGAGTAATCGCACCATCTGTATCATTTGGAACTAATGGCATTTCTATCTCCTGTTTTGTTTTGTTTAAATTGTTGTTGTTTACTGTTCAGTGGGGGCTTGCGCCCCCACCAAATTGTTGATATACTTAAGCGGTTTTCGCTGTCAGTTTACCTTGCTTCTTAGCATTACGGCAAGTAAGGTTGCCGTAACACATAATCAAAGCGTAACGTGCATCCAAATCTTCTGGACGTACAAACGCTGTCTGTTGGAACCACTTACCTGAGTGACCAACAAGTGTAATATACTTGCTGTTCATAAAGAACATAACTCCAGCCGTGCAAGCAGCATCATAAACTACAGGTGCAGCCTTAAACAACAGGTTTTGGAAACCAGAATCTGCTGTCTTAGTGTCTGTGTAACGTAGGTTAGGTTGTAGCAATGCCTCGTACTTCTCAAACAATGTTTGAGTAGTCAAAATTAGGTCAGGATGGTCATTACCAATTGACACCGTGTTATAACCAGTTGCCATTTGAGCAAGAGTTAAAGCAGTAGCAGTGTTTTCTTCGTATGATTTCCAATATTCGTTACCAACGGTTGCACGGTTAATGTTACCGACAGTACCTGATGCTTCAATAATATTGCCTAGACCGTTCCAGTTCTTTGAACTGTTACCAGTTCCATCACCGTAAAACATTGTGTTGAAACCTTCACGCATAGACTCCTCAGCCTGCATGATTTTGGCTTCCAACAGGTTAATGATTTCCTGTTCACCATTGTTTTTGGCTTCTTCAATGCCGCTGATAGCGATAGATGCAGCGTACTGCTTCCATTCGTATTCTGCTGCAGTGATGCCTGTTTGTGCTGTTAATGAAATTGAATCATAACCACTGTATGATGCAACCGTGCTGTTTTGACCGTAAATCAACGGCTCAACAATTTTGGTTCCACCATTAAGCATACGGATACGCCCTTTGGTCATCAGGTGATTAGTTAGAACACGGTCCGAGAACACGTTATCTGTTAATTGGTCACGATAGTTAGCAAGAGTTGTGCTAAGTAGCGCATCAAAGTTTACGTTTGACATTATTTTCCTTTAAATAGTAGTTGTTAAATGGGTTTAGTTTGCGCCCAATTGACGTTTAGCGGCAGCCCAAGCATCAGAAATTGAAGTAATCGGTGCAGTTTTATCACTAGTAGTACTTGTAGCAGATGAACCACCTGAAACAACACTAGCAGCCCGTTTCGCTTCAAGGACACCATTATCGGTATTCTTTAAACGTTCTTTCGCTGCTAACTCTAGTTTGGACTGTGCAACAATTTTATCAAAAGCCAATTGTTTGTACACGCCTTCTAAATCTGTGGTGTTCATCCGCAAAGCGGACTGCACAACAGAGTTTACATCAAAATCACTATACTTGGTTTGCAAATTAGATATTTCTTTCTCAATTTTCTGTTGAGATTGAAATTCTTCAAATGATGCCACACGTTTATCAAGTTCACGAATCTTTCTTTCCTCGGGAGAAAAAGACGATTCATCTACTGCTTCAACTACTGGTTCTGATGAACCATAATGTTGAGACAACAAACTTAGTGTCGCTGCTGGGTTATTCTCTAAAGCGGCTTGAAGTGTTGAAGCAAACTCAAATTTTTCTCGTTGCTGCGACAATTCTTGCGTTTTCCGAGTATAATCGGCTTGACGTTGATAACCTGCTATAGCCTCAGATAAAGGAATCTGCAATTCCTCTCCATCCAATTTGACAGGAACTCTATGATTAGAGTATTCCGCCACATTCAATGTAGGTGTATCGGGTGCTTCTGTGATGACACTTTCAGATGTGGGTGACCCAGAAGATACTTCAATGGGTTCCGCTGACTGTGCTGCGATTTCGTCGCTCATATTTCTCCTAGAGTCCGTAATGGTTGTTCTACTAATAATTATGGCGTTCCCTGCTGTCCATGCTGACAAATATTAGGGTAGTGGTATCCAAGTACCTAAAATGGTTTTTGATGCGTTAAAACGCATCTGGATGCGTCTGGTGACCTATTGTGGTGGTTGTTGTTGTGACTGCAACATGGCAGCAATTTCTGGTGTTGGTGCAGCACCGACAGACGGGGCACCAGCAGGACCTGCACCACCCATAGGTGGTGCTGCTTGAATGAACTCGTCAGGATTTTTTACACCAAAACCCATTTGCAAAACGTATGCGGCAAGTTTACCCATGTCAATAATTCCTGCGCCAGCGAACGGTGCCAAAGCATCAACCATCTGTAATGCCATTTGACGGCGAAACGATTCGTTGGATGGCTGGGTTGAACCTGCTGCTACTTCAAAATCAAAGTCGCCTTGTAGATAGTCTCGGTCAAAGTTTACCCAAACAGGTTCACCATCTTTGCCCATAACACGGGCAACTTGTTCACCAATCATGTATTGTTGTGCCAACAGTACCATACGGCGACCAATTTCGGCTATAGACTGTTCAACGGTAGCAAGTTTATCTGACGTTCTAGCGTTTGCTGCATCTTGTAATAATGACGATTCTGTTGCTGTGCGGCGAATCTCTGATATGCCGCCACGTTGAAACTCTGACACACCAGAAACACGGTCAATGTCACCAATAATTAGTTGTGTCTGATTATAGAACTCTGGTGGGTTAATTACCGCTGGAAAAGCAGAGACAACGTTTACCAGATTTTCGTCAGAAATAACAGGTACCATAACGTTATCTTCATCTGATTCTAATGCGGTGCGACCAAGTTGGTCAAATGCTGATTCTTTATACAAATATTTTCTGGCAAACTTTTTGCGGTGATTCATCATCTGTGTACGTGTTTCATTCAATTCTTTTTGTAGCGGTTCAATAGATTCCAAATCGCCCATAGGATAGAAATGGTCTGGAACATCATAGTTACGCAACATCACAAACGGTTGCCCAAAACTGTATGGCATAAGTGTTGGTTTAATCAGATAGTTGTCACCCTGTTCAGCAAAAATACACATCTGGTTGGATGCAATATCATAATATTCCCAAAGTTCCGCATAACCCGCATTTTTGTCGTAAATCTTTTTCCTAGACGGGTCATCCGCATAACGGCTGACCGCCATCACTTTAACTGCTTCACGTGCAGTTTTGTTGTAACGTTTATCTTGTTTCACATCTTCAATAGGTCGGCGGATACGTTGCGCAATCCAACGAATATCAGCCATACTAGTACCGTCTGGGTCTACAAACACATCTGATGGCGAAACACGTTCGGCAAAAGGACTATCTTGAAGAATGACGCTAACACTTGTTTGTTCTCCGCCACTAACAGGGTCAGAAACTTCTGTGTCACCACCTGTTTTAACATCTTCTTCTTCTACGAAACGGTATCCAACTTTAATCCAACCATGTCCAAAAGTTAGCATGTCTTTTACTGAACGGCGAAAATGTGAACGGATATCACGGTGTTTCCACCAATAATTTGTTACCGCTTCAGCGATAACTGCTTGAGCAGCGTTTTCAGGATTAACAGCATTGACAGTAATCTTAGGATAGTTCACAGAAATACTAGGAGAAATAACATTAATAGTAGAAAACGATATATTAACTAAGATTCTATCTTCGGTACGGTAGTCATCAAAATGTCGTCCTTTATACATGTCGGTCATACGACGCCATGTTGCATCATAGCCGTCATCTTTACGCCATTTGCGGCTGGAGTCTATACGTGATTTACATATTGCCAAATATTCTGCACCAGATTTCTTAGCCATTATGACTCCTTTTTACCTTCATGCCAACCAATATGACCATCTATTTTTGTTGCAACTCTGTCTACTTTATGTGCAACTTCACGTAACAAACTTCTGGCTTCCGCATGTTGGCTAGTGTTTTCTGAACGAACCCTGTTTAACAGCACAACAATAGGACCCCCAATCAAGGCAACAACAATAGGGACAATAACGGTTTCCATTACATGTGATTTGTTACTAGTTCAGCAGTAATCCCGTTAGCCTTAGCGTCTGCAACAGTTTTTCTTGCCCGTTCACCAATAGTTGGACCATGAAAGTCGTCTTTGCCGTAAGTAAAACCCAGACGAACAGATTTTATGTGACATCCAAAACAAATTGACCCCCTGTGGGGCAATTTTTCGTCAAAAAAAGTTTTTGAACAGTCAATACAAACAAAATTTGTCATCATTAGTAGATTTCTTGTTCCCAATCAACCAAAAGGTGTCTGATTACGCACATTATGGGCACCAATAGGCGTTTTTTTTGTTGTACGACTACCCATAATATGTTTTTCCCACCACATCAAACTGTTTTGTGGCGGTTTATCCTGCGGACGATACTCTGGCAACCAAACATACTTCAACATCTGATTAGCAATAGCCAAAGAAATAACACGGTCATCATGCGGACTACCCGACATTTTGCCATTCTGTTTACGCACAAAAGTTCTCAATTCAGCAATTGTTTGCCGACAATAAATTTGTATAGTATCAGTACGCATAGCGGCAGCCAACTCGTCAATAGCCAACGGTTTAGTGGTTGCCGTAGTGCGCCAACCCAAAATTTCTGTAGCCTCTGGACGCACATGCGCAAGACGACGTTGTTTGTACAAATTTTTGTAACCATGTTTTTGTGCCGCTTTTAAAGTGGTTAAACCATGATTATTGTTTTCAATACCCAACAAAGCAGTATTATACCACCATCCAAGTTCAGCCAACAACTCACCAAACAAATCAGGTTCAATACGACCATGCCATGTTGCAACAATGACACCGCTGCGTGCATCTATAATGTGTGCGGAACTGTAGTCACCGTAAGATAAACCTTCTGAAACGTCTGCGCCAATACTGTAGACACATTCTTTTGCTGGCATAGCCCAAATATGTAACTCACCGTTTTCGGAATGGCGAAACTCGCCATTCCCATCAGAATACAAATGATAGTAACCCCTAGTAGGTTCCATCAACGTCATATCATCCAACATTTGTATATCAAAAACAGGATTACCAGATTTTATGAACGCTTCTTCAGGAAACGTAGGGTACTCTTGATGTAACTGCCAAGGGTGCATGTTTGCAACCTTACTGTCGTACCAGTCTTGATTACGTTCACCATCAGCAGACCAAGGAAAAAAGATGCCCTTAAATCTATTAGAGTTTGTTTGTGAACCAACCCAAAGTTCGTGATAAAAATTACCTGAACCGTTAGCAGTAGACAAACCAATGACACGACCACCAACGTCTGTTACAGGTTCAATAGATGCCCATGCTTCTTCAGCGTTAGGTAAGAAAGCCCATTCGTCTACAATAACCAGATACACTGATTCTCCACGTGCGGGGTCATTACTGGACGGTAATGACTCTATAGCGGATTCGTTATCAAACACCATTTTTAATTGATGTTCAGTAACCTGTGACGGACCACGCATCCTAAACCATTGTGGTAAAAACCTGTAACCATACTTTGCTTTTGACAACAGTTTCACAGATTCACGTTCTGTTCTGGATAGCATAACAACAAAACGGTCAGAAAAAAAGTATGTCAGCCAAAAACTGTATGCTGCAGCCAAAGTACTAAAACCAATTTGACGTGCTTTTAAAACAATACTGTAACGTTCATTAATCCACACATTAACTGTTTCAGTTTGTGCAGGACGTAACCTAAACAGGATACGCCCTTTTTCGGGATGTTTAACATACCAAAACTTTTCACAAAAATATGAGAAAGCCTGCAACTGTTCGGCTGGTGTAGCATTTGCAGGTCCACGACATTTACGAAACTCCG